TGAATTCTTGTTCAGATAGTGAGCGTATCTTAGGTGCGCTTAGGCAGTCTACTAAGTTCATTTCTTCAGCGCTTAGTGAACGATTGAAGCTCTGAGGTACTGATGCGGCCAATTCTTTGCTCATCTTCTTTAGATTTAGATTCGTTAATACTTCGTGCTTTCCACTGATCAGCAGCTGCTCTCCAGCTCTTCATGCTGTTCTTACCTACTTTCCAACCGTTGCTCTCATAAAAGCAGTAGAATCGTTTAGATAAATCTACATCATCTGTGTAGGCTATGATGTCTGAGAGTGATGGGGGTGTGAATTTGGTAGAAGGTGAGCGCTTTGTTTCAAGCGCCTTTACCCTCTCCTCTAGCGCCTCTATGCGCTTTAAAAGAATAGTCATCATTTGGTTTAGTGATTAGTGATTAAGCAAATATAGAAGAAATCTCTTCCACCATGGCAATGCTACTGCTTTTTTTATAGGTGCTGATTTAGGCATATTGACTAAACCTATCATATCAGTATCTGCTTTAGGTAACTCGTTGTAACCGGTTACTGATTCACGCTTTGCATTACTCTTTTGATGGTATTTCTTTTGAAGCTCCATTACTCTATAGTAATCTTTGCGCTCCAATTTAGGTTTTAATACTACTACTGTTTTATGATTTACTCTTGCAAGTATTCTCGCACTTTCTAAAAACTTTCCAAAGCCAGGACTTAATCCCTGAGCTTTCATAGCTTCACTCATCATAGTGCCTTTAGCTATTAAATCTACAGCCTGTTGTAATCTTTGAATAGTTACAAGCTCTCTCCTTCTTTTCTCGAATTGAATTGTGGTTTGTTTCATGATTATTGATTATTTGGTTAGTTAAGTTCAAAATTTGTATTGTCTGCTATAAATACTAAAATTTGAAAAGCCTCGCCTGATTTATTATCCTTAAAATCTGCTATAGTAGTTGCTACCGGTTGCAGCTTTAAGTTAGATTGACTTTCTATAGCCATTGCAATAGGTGTCTCGCCATCAAACGTGCTTAAAAAATCCATTAATTCTTTGATGTTTTCCATTTTTGTTATTTGTTTAGTTCATCAAGATGTTGAATTACACTTCCAAATGTTGCTAATTTGGGAAATTCAAATGCTGTTTTTAAAATGTCTTGATAAAGATTTTTTACACTTTCATTTTTATGATTCTTAAAATAATTTTCATCTGAATCTTTTGTAAGTAAAAGTTGAAATACCTCACCGCTATCGTACAAACAAGCAATAAATGTATTTTCTTCTCTTACACTATATCGAGTGCTCTTATCTGGAAAAGGATTTTCAATAGTAAAATTTTGAAAGTTTTGCTTTATTAAATGAGGTGTTGTTGTTAAAAAAATATTTCCTTCTAACAATTCATCGTAATGAAATACAACTTCTGCGTCTGATAATTTTAATGTTACTTGCTTAGTCATTTTTTTATTTTGTTAATTTATTATACACTCGTTCTAAATTGGCATCCTGTAGCTTATCTAAAATAGACTGCACACATGCTCTATACAAGGGATCTGTCTGCAGCATATTCTCTACGTGCTTAATAGCGTGCAGAACAGTAGCGTGATGCCTTTGGAATATTAGCCCTACATTTTGGTAGCTCATGCTGGTGCCGTTGCGAACTACCCACATGCAAATCTGCCTAATATCATTCACCTCTCTATGCCTGCTCCTACCCTTAAGCACTTCCCACGTAGCGTAGCCATGCTCAAATATTACTTGGAGCATATCCTTAGCCTTAGCCTCGTTAAGTGATTCTGCTATCCCGTTAATTGATTTCCATTTGAGCTCGGGTATATCATTCTCATTAACAGCTCTCACTAAGTTATCCAACCTTTGACGTGCAAACTGCTGACCATCTGCAGGGATTAGCAGCAATATATCTGCTATCTTTCTATCTATTACTTTGCTCATGATTCCCCTCCAAATGTTTCGTTGTAGTATTGTTCTGCATTAAAATTTACAAATAAAGGAGGTAATTCTCCATGTTTAAAAGCTTCTTTAACTTCCTCCTTGTGCATCTCTTTGGCTTGTTCAAAGTCATACCTTGTTAATTTTCCTTCTGATTGATAATACTGCTTTTTTAACCAATCTATACTACTTTGTTTACTCATCTTCACCTTTTTTGATTATATCTCTCATCCATTCAGCACCTTCAAGCCACCAAGACCTTTTGGCATCGTTGTACAATATTTCATGCTTACTGATTTCTTTTAACTCATCACTATCAGGTAGGTATATTGGAGCAAAAGGACTCATTATGTCATAGTACCCATCATAGCCATTATGAGCCATGTCAATCATTTGTTTTACTTGTTCTTCTGTGTATAGCTTACTCATTGTCCCCTCCAAATGTTTCGTTGTAGTATTGCTCACCGCTATGACTAAATGAATAATAACCTTCGTGATGAGATTCAACAATCTCCTCCTTGTGCATTGCTTTGGCTTGTTCAATAGCATTGCAAGTTGTTGCATCAAACATTCTCATTGCATTTGGTATTAACTGCTCAACCAACCATTCTATACTACTTTGTTTCTTTTCCATAATTTTTAGTTTTTAGAATCTTTCATTAATTCAATTATGTATGGTATCTCCTCCTCAGTTATTGTAGCGAGCTTTCCTATGTGTGTTACCTTCATAGTAAATGGCTGCTTAATAAACTTTTGAGCTGTGGGGTAACTTACCTCCAGCACCTCCGCAAAGTGTGCAACAGTCATAAAATGACTGCGCACCCATGCGTGGAACGGTGTTAATTTAGAACGGCATTTCATCGTCTGCACTTTCATTTGTTACTGCTTTAATTTGTACTGCTTCTACATGCTCACCCTTAAGCCATGCTAAGAATATCTCAGCTGTATCTAACACATCACCTGGCTTGCTGCCCTTCTGCTCTTTGCAAAACAATACAGCGTTGTTAAGTGCTACTGATTTCGAAATAGAGTTCTGAACATCAGGTGATTCTTTGCGAGGCACGTATGAGCTTCCTCCTGATGGAGCTGCGCTGCTACCTCCTGCATTAAATGGGTTAGGATTCTGAAGCTTAAAGTTAGTAGTCTTTTTACCTGTAGGGCCAGTGCGCTCTTCGGTAGTGTAATGAATGGTAGCGCCTACTGCTATCTTAGGGCTATTCATATCCTTAACTCCAATTTGACCTACTTCATTTAAACCATTACTTTCTACTACTAAATCGAAGTAATGGATATCTCCTGAAGGTCCATTCCATGTTCTAACGAATTTCTGTGATTTAACAATTCCTTGATTCATTTGTCTGTTATTTATTTGTGTGTGAATTAATTTACTTAACTTATCTGCTAACTTCTCTTCCTGCTCATCCCAATCAATAGTGGGTTTAAGCTTCTCCCAATTAGGCTCTCTGTTGTAGTTCATGGGGGTTATTTTGGAAGTAACTTCGCCAGCTCTCATAAACTATCTTTTCGGCTTGCTCATTAAACTCAAGTACCTCTCCCGGTAGTGAGCTCTGTACACAGATGTACTTGCTATTGTAGCGATCAAATAACATAGCGATCACTCATAAAGTAGTCATGTATATTACTTTCTCCTTCGCTCTCAAATTGGTAGAGAAAAGTGCCATCATCAGGGAATACCTCACCATGCTTTTTAGCTGTTGAGAAATCAGTTAGTGAGTAGCTGTGAGCTGATGTGTACAGCTGCCATTTGTAAGCTTCGGCATCCCACCGAGATACGATAACCTTACCGGTTATGTTGTTTGGTTTATTCATTTGATTATTAATTATTTTGCTAATATACTAAATTCTTTTGATACTGATAACTACCTCATCATTTTCCCATTCATAAAGTGCGCCCTCGTTATACTCATTGATCCAAACTGGAGTATAGTCAAACTTGTAAATCTTCATGAGTAGTGGTAGCATCTGCTGTGCTATTTCCCACGTATCTGCTATGAATAGGTTAGCAGTGCCTAAGCGCTCAGCTATTGAGATTTGCACTTCGTCTAATGGTGTAACTACTACATGGTACTTCATAGCTCTACCTCCTTGCTAAGTAATACAGTTTTATGATAGGTAAAATTAACAGCCTTATCATATTCTTCTTTAGCCTCTTCAAAGGTGCTAAAAGATTTGTGATAGCTACCATCAATTTTCAGATAGTAGCGTAGGCCATCGTATCTGTTTTCTTCTTCAATTTCAAATAGTTTAGTCATGATTATTTAGTTGTTAAATTGGTTTCTATTTTTTCTAACTCTGCTGTCTGCGCATCGAATGTGCCAGCGATTAACATTCCTGCGAACAGGACTAAGATGATGAGTAGTGCTTTTTTCATTTGCATATTGATTTAATTTTAGCAAATGTACTACAATATTTTAGATATGCAAAAGAAACCTTACTAATTTTAGTAAAGTTATTAACAAAGATTTGTTAGTTTAGAAAAGTATAGTGAAGATAATACCCCCTACAAATGAGATAGGGATACCTATTAGCGCTACACTGCGCCAAGATTCTTTACGTGCAGCTTGCTTATACAGCTCTTGCTGGACCTTTACTAACTGCTGAGCTTTCTGCTCATTAGCTATGCTGTAGGCATCTATAGTTTTCTGCTGATCCTTAATGACAAAAGATGCAATACTATCACTTTTTGATAATAAGCCTACCTGAGCTTTAAGATAATCTCTTTCTACCTTTAATTTAAGCAGTGCTCTTACTTGGCTACTCGTTAGACTCACCAGCGTATCTCTCACCGGCAAGGCTTGTGAGTAGATTGTGCATGGCACGCTTAAGGCCATTGCGATCAAGAGAATCAATAGCGCTGATGTTTGCTTCATATCTTTCTTTGTTACGTTCTAACTGCACATTCAGCTGTGCAATCTCTTGCATACGCTGCACGTTGGTAGCTTCTAAGCTATCTATTACATGAGTAGCTCTATCAGCTCTGCGCTGATAACCCTGCAAAGCTTTCTCATCCTCTTTAATGCGTATGTACATTACTTGCATTAATATGCAGATGAATACAGCTGATGCGAATACTACAGCTACTTTAATTTGTGTCTTGGTTTGTTGTGTCATTTGATTTCTTTTTAGCAAAGATAGACTCTATTACCGTTAATCCTAATCCACTGCCTGCTAAAATAAGCAAGCCATCATACATGTATTCAGGGCATTTGTAATCAGTGAAGGTGCCGATGTAAGAAAGATTAATGCAGACAAGTAATGCTATTATAGATGCTACTCTTTTAGAGCTTGCATCCCCTTCATTACTAAATACACTCTTTAACCATTTCATCTCTTCTTACGCATCTTATAGATGGTATAGATAGATGCAGCTGCAGATAAAAATAAACAAAATATCTTTAATGCAAATTCTACATCTAACATCCATGCAGGCACGCTAAGTAAGATGCTGCTAACTGTACCCGTTACTCCCTCTGCTACTTGCTGTTGATGGTTGCTCATAATTCGTGAAGTAGTGTGTAGGTAAAAGATTTCTTACCTGATTTAATGCAAGCTTGTATTAGATCTTTGAACTGCAACCCATTGTTTAGCACTTGGCATCCAGCACTCCATTTATCTATATTCTTAGATTCAGTAGATTCATTAGCTCTATGTATGTTAATTCCAAATAGGCCTGTATCCTCTTTACCCTGCTCCTCAGCTACGCTATCTTTATCGGCATCTCTAAATACTGTTACTTTCTTTGCTTGCTTTAATGCAGTGTATTTGCCCTGATGCAAGCCTATCACATACGTATCTACGTATTGCCCTGCCTTTAATACTGCTGTACCTAAGCTATTCATAGGTGAGTTAAGCCAAAATGTACCTGGGTTAGTTGTACCGGTATACCAATTTACCTGATCTCCTTGGACCAATCCTATTAGATCATCAAATTTATTAGGCTCGTTAGCTTTACTTCTAATACCTACCACGTGAATAGTAGGCCACTTATAGCCAAGCTCTGTAAACTGAGCCTTAAGCTCTTCTATTGTTAGTGCTTTCATTCTTTCTTAATTCTTTATCTCGTTTATTTAAGTAGACCTTAAGCTTTCGCTCATAGTCTCGTCTTGTAATCTGCTCCTTTGTTAGCTTCATTCTTAGTTAGTAAAGTCTCTTACTCCAAATCTGTACCATGGATTAGCAGCATTGTTAGCGCCTCGGCTAAATGCTACCTGGCTCTGCCTGTTAACTACACGAATGGGTGTAATCTCAGGGCTTGTGTTATTAGTGTATTCAGGATAGCTTGAGCTATTAGCACAAAGGTAATCTACTAAGCGCTGAGTGTAGTATTGGGCATTTTCTCTGGCCATATCTCTTAAAGATGATAGCTCACTCTGAGTAATAGCTGTAGTATTCTCAGATTGGCGAGTAACTAAGTTACCGTTATCATGCTTGTACATCAGCATAGGGTAAAGCTCTACCATAGTCCACCATGCTGTAGGCTTAACGATATACTCATTTAATAAAGTCTCATAGACTCCTGCTAAAGTGCTATTAAAAATATCATCTTTAATCTTATTGGTCAGATTAGTGCCCATGTATAAAGTAATATACTTATCCTGTGCCAAGTATATTGCAGGCCTAATTAAGTTAGTATCTACAGCCTCATTAATTTGAGTATATTTCTTTAAAAACTCCTCGTTAATAAAAAGTATTTCGGGTGCTATTGCCATTGTGTTATATTATTAATTTGTTCCTGGGTATCTGCCATTATTCGGCATGTCATAAGGCTTAGTGTTAGCTGTAGCAAAGTCTTTAGCGATGTCTTTTAAAGGCATACCTGCACGTATAGCTTTTGCTACTGAAATTTCATCAGATGATTCTAAGCCATTGTCAGCAATGAAGCGGCCCTTCTCTCTCTTTCTGAAGTATACTCTGCGCTCAAAAAAATGTTTACAATTAACTCCCCCCTTAAATAACCATACGCTGAACGTATTGCCATTGTGGCCCATGTTAGGATTAAGCTCGTTAGTATCGGGCTCCATGGCTTGCAAATCTTCGTAACGATAAACAAAGCCATTACGTGCAGCGCTCACCATTTGGCGGCAGAATCTTCTGCTATCAGCGCTTAGATTCTTTGAGTATGCGTATCTGATTTTGTACAATCCGCTATCCATTTCAGATGGCTTATCAGGATCAGAGTAGCTTCTAACTGAGGCAAGATTAACCGGCTCAGCTTCGATTAATTCCCACTCCTCCTCATCTACTATCTCGCCCTTATCTTCTAAGAATTCACACCACCAATTCTCATCCTCCTCTGTAAAGATTGGAGGCTTCTCTTGTGGCTCTAAATTAGTCTTTTTTTTTTCTAATTGAGTTGTTGCAGTTTGTGCAACAGTTGGTAAGGGAGCAATTTCATTTCCGAATATATCGTTAGCCTCAATATAAATATCAGCCACTATGCCCATACCTCTAAATATCTCCTCAAGTGATTCCGTTACAATTTGTTGGTAAGGCTCAATGATATTCTTATTAAAGATTCTGTAAGCTGATTTCATTTCATCAGCATTACTGCCTAATCCTCCTGCATCACGAATACCAAATAGTAGAGGTGAAGTAACTCGGTGAGCTCCTAAGATATTCTCTCTTGACTGAGTGCTTAACTCTTGCCACTGCTTATCTGCATCAGTCATAGGCACAAGGTCTAAACGAGGTGCTCTCTCTGCAGATTCGTTAAAAGTAAATACTACCTTACCGGCCATCTTAGCACTTACCATAGTTTCCCAATTCCTTCTAATAGCTAACTGCTCCTCAGGATCGGGAATACCATTGTTAAAGTGCAGCATGTAAGAGGGTGCCATACCATTGCTTAAAAAAGCTCGGTAAAACTCACTGATCTCTCTTGTGATTTCTATGTAATTGATAGCACTATAGTAATCAGGCTTAGGATAGTAAGCAGAGCCTGGTGTCATTATCCCCACAAATAGCACCTGAGAAGGCTCATCTGCTTTTGAAGTTGGATTATACATTGGGATAAATACCGGTATATTCTTTTTCTTACGCATATCATTCCAATCTTTAGAATAATAAACGCCAGGTATAACATCTTCATCATTAGCAACAGCCAGTCTGCAATTTTCATAGGGCAAATGGTTA